TTTATGAACGACGAGAACGCCTATACCGGCGTTTAATAGGAGACTAAAATGGCGATGAAGCCAAGAGTTAAGTTAGGTCGCGGCGGACCGGTTAAGCAAATGCGTGGCGGTGGCATGGTTAAGAAAATGCGCGGCGGTGGCATGGTTAAGAAAATGCGTGGCGGCGGCATGGTTAAGAAAATGCGTGGCGGCGGCATGGTTAAGAAGAGAAAGTGAACTAGCTGATGGCGGTCTCCGGGAGCACCGACTTTGAACTCGATGTATCGGACTACATCGAAGAAGCTTTTGAGCGTTGTGGTCTTGAAGTTCGTACTGGGTACGATCTCAAGACCGCAAAGCGTTCGCTTAACCTTTTGTTGGCTGAGTGGGCTAACCGGGGCCTAAACGCGTGGACAATCGCGCAACGATCTCAGGCGCTTACGGAAAGCGACGGCGAATACACTATTGGGACAGATGTTATTGACATCTTATCTGTTGTGGTTCGTCGCGACAGCACCGACTATTCATTGGATCGTCTTAGTCGGGAAGAGTATCTAAACATCCCCACGAAAACGACAGAGGGTCGCCCATCCCAATTCTTTCTGGATCGTCAGATTAGCCCCAACCTCAAGATCTGGCCAATTCCCGAAAACAGTACCGACGTTCTTTTTTATGACGCGTTAACGCGTATGGACGACGCGGATGCGTTTACCAATACGATGGAAATTCCCTTCCGCTTTTACCCCTGCCTTGCAGCCGGGCTGGCCTATTACATCGCTATTAAGCGTTCTCCACAACGTGTGCAGCTTTTGAAAGCCGTGTACGAGGAGGAAATGGAGCGGGCCATTCAGGAAGACAGGGACAGGGCCTCGTTTACTATTGAACCCGCTTACCAGTATCTTAGGTAGCCGTCATGCCTAAGTTTGCCACAGGAAAAAACTCTTACGCTATTTCAGACCGTTCTGGTCAGCGTTATCGCTATCAAGACATGCGAAAAGAGTGGAATGGGCTATTGGTGGGCAAGGATGAGTACGAGCCCAAGCATCCGCAACTATACCCATTTCCACCCGTTACGGACCCGCAGGCATTGAAGAACGCTCGACCGGATCGCGTAGAACCTATGGATGTCCCGGTCGGCGGAGGCGGATTTCCCGACCGAGGTGTAGACACGCACCTTGTCTCTAGCGTTGGCTTTGTGACTGTGGTGACGACATGACCTATACCTACTCTGAGCTTAAACAAGCTATTCAGGATTACACAGAAAACGACGAAACAACTTTTGTCAACAACCTGAATAACTTCATCAAAAACACTGAGGAGAGAATTCTCAAAAGTGTTCAACTTACGGTGTTTCGTAAAAACGCCACGGGAACGACAACGTCTGGAAATCAATTTCTTGCGGCCCCCGCGGACTTTTTGGCCCCGTTTTCGCTGTCTATCACTAACGGATCCAACAAAGAGTTTCTCTTGTACAAAGACGTAAATTTTGTGCAGTCGGTTAACCCAAACTCGTCTACTACCGGAACCCCAAAATACTACGGTTATTTTGACGTTAGCAATTTCATCTTGGCCCCAACCCCAAACGCCAACTTTACGGCGGAAATTCATTATCTGTATCGCCCCGACAGCCTAACCACACAGGGAGACTCTGGCACAACGTGGTTAAGCCAAAACGCGCCGGTCACCTTGTTGTACGGCTGTCTCGTAGAGGCGTACACTTTTATGAAGGGAGAGCCCGACGTAATACAAAACTACGCCCAGCAGTTTGTTAACAGCTTGGGGCAGTTGAAAAACTACGGCGAAGCCATTGAAGATACCGATGCGTATCGCACGGGTCTAATTGTACGAGATAAAATCTGATGTTTGAGTTTGATGTAAGTATTTCGGAAGAACCTATTGTAACGGTAAAAACCACGGAAAACCGAGGTTTTTCTCCGGAAGAGGTGGCCGAAAGATGCGTTGAAAAGTTAATTTCTGTTTCAGATACGGCTCATCCGGCTCTTCGCGACCAAGCTCATGCTTTCAAACGGCATATGGAAACGGTAGTAGCTTTTTATATGAGAGAAGCCATAAAAAGTGATAGAACTACAACTTACAGCGCTCTGTGTGAGGCGGGGCACCCTGAACTTGCAGAAGCTATAAGGAGGCTCTGATGGCAATTACGCAGGCAATGTGTACGTCGTTTAAGAAAGAGTTAATGACGGCAACACACAATTTTACAAATTCCTCCGGAAATACTTTCCGATTAGCTCTTTACACAAGCTCGGCATCGTTGTCCGCTTCTACTACCGCGTACACAACTTCAAACGAAGTAAGCGGCACCGGGTATACTGCCAAGGGCGCGGCATTGACTAATGTAACTCCGACCAGCAGTGGCACAACGGCGCTGACAGATTTTTCGGACGTAACCTTTTCGTCGGCCACCATTACGGCAAACGGCGCAATGATCTTTAACGATTCCGCTTCGGGAGATCCTGCGGTAGTTATTTTGGCGTTTGGCGGTGACAAGACCTCTACTGCGGGGGATTTTACCGTTCAGTTCCCAACCGCTGATGCAAGTAACGCGATCATTCGCATTGCTTAATTAAGGAACTGGGGCCGTGGCAAATATAACAGGCTGGGGCCGAGGTACGTGGTCAGAAGGCGCGTGGGGGGAACCAATCCCGGTTGCCCTGACGGGCCTTTCTGCTACGGGCAGCGCAGGCTCCGTCACCGTAGCAGTGTCGATAGATGCCCCGGTTACGGGCCTTTCTGCTACGGGTAGTGTTGGTTCTGTTACGGTAACAGGAGCCGCGGTAGAGGCGGTTACGGGCCTTTCTGCTACAGGCAGCACAAACTCGGTTACTGTTACGGGTGTTGCGAATGTAGCGGTTACGGGCTCCGGCGCTACGGGCGGCGTTGGCTCCGTTACAGTAGCCGTACATAAGGATGTTCCTGTTAGTGGTTTGTCCGCAACGGGTTCTTCTGGTAAAGTTACAGTGTGGGGAACCATAATTCCTGACCAAAACCCCGACTGGGGGACAATTACACCAAGTCAAAGCCCCAGTTGGGCGGATATAGCGGCATAAGGACAGAGTAATGACTTCCTCCTATACTTTAAATTTAGGAATTGAAAAACCCGCCACCGGAGATCAATCGGGCACGTGGGGTGACACCACAAACACTAACATGGACATTATTGATCGTGCCATTAACGGCGTGGGCGCGATTACTTTAAGCGGCACAAGTCATACGCTTACGACCTCGGATGGTTCGCTTACTGATGGCATGTATAAGGTTCTTGTCTTAGGGGGATCTCCTTCTGGCACAAACACCATTACAATTAGCCCAAATGACCAAGACAAATTGTATTTTGTCGTTAATAGCTCGGGTCAGACCGCAACCTTTACCCAAGGTAGCGGGGCTAACGTAAGTGTTTCTAATGGCGACACTAAGCTGATTTATGCTGATGGCGCGGGGTCCGGAGCCGCGGTCTTTGATTTTACGGCCAATCTGGCTATGAGTTCGGTAAACATTACGGGTGGCTCGGTCACGGGAATTACGGATCTTGCCGTAGCTGACGGCGGTACAGGTGCTTCTACCTTTACCGACGGCGGAGTGCTGCTGGGCTCTGGTTCTGGCGCTATTACTGCGATGGCAGTACTGGGCGACGGTGAAATGATCGTAGGTGACGGCACGACCGACCCGGTTGCAGAAAGCGGCGCAACTCTAAGAACTTCTATAGGGGTTGGAACCGGTGACAGCCCTCAATTTACCGGAATAAATGTGGGTCACGCCACGGACACTACTGTAACTAGGGCCAGCGCAGGTAATCTTAACATAGAAGGTAATCTTGTTTATCGCGCAGGAGGCACGGATGTACCGGTAGCTGATGGCGGCACGGGCGCAAGCACTCTCACAGCCAACGGTGTACTTTACGGTAACGGCACAAGCGCGGTTGCGGCTACCGCTGTTGGAACTGACGGACACGTCTTAACATCTAACGGCTCTGGTTCTGCTCCGACGTTTCAGGCCGCTGCTGGGGGAATAGACGTTTATTGTGGCGGCAATGTCTTTGAAGGCACCACAACCATCAGTCGGGCAACTTTTACAAACGTCGCGTTCACAGAAACTGCCGATTCAGGCACCGTTTTTGATGGCACAACATTTACGGTGCCAAGCGGCGAGGGCGGCGTGTATCAGCTTTTGGCATATGTAGCTGCCAGCTACACATCTATCGGAAACGACGGCGAGGCCGAATACATTCGTTTTTTAAAGGGCGGCTCGACCGCACTCGGAACAAACGGGCAGCTTCGGAATACGCATTCTGAACGCTACGGTGCGATCTCAACTGACTTCATCGGCACCCTATCTGCCGGTGACACAATCGTCGTGCAAGCAATGTTCAATGACGGCGACGGCAGCGGAAATGCGGCCATCTATTACGCCGGGTTCTCAGCGATAAAGGTGGCATAAATGGCAGAAATAGCAAACCAGATTGAAGCTTACGTTGGTCGTAAGGTCGATTTTTTCGACGAGGTGGAGCTGGTCCAACAAGACGACGGCAGCATCGAAATCACGAAATGGGCTGTAGAGGGCAAAAGCAAGCCGACGGCGGACCAGCTTGCCGCTGTTGACGCTGCCGCTGATGCGGCGGTCGCGGCTGCGCGGGTTGCAGCAAACCGCCGCGCGGCATACCCGTCGATTGGCGACCAGCTTGACATGATTTTTTGGGACGGCGTCAACGAAACAAGCACGTGGGCTGACGCCATTGCCGCTGTAAAAGCAGCGCACCCCAAACCTTCTTAATTTACGGCATCTGGAAGTCGGATGACCCTTACAAAACTTCAGTTTGAACCCGGAGTAAACACAGAAACTACCGCCTATTCTAACGAAGGCGGTTGGAACGACTGTGACAAGGTTCGATTTCGTTTCGGGTATCCAGAAAAAATTGGTGGTTGGGAAAAATACGCTAGTTCTACCCTTGAGGGCACTCCAAGATCGCTTCACGCGTGGCGAACGCTTAACAATAGCGAGCTTATGGGCATTGGCACTAACAAGAAATTTTATGTGGAAGAAGGCGGATCTTATTACGACGTAACGCCTCTTCGAACCACTACTACAAACGCAACTACTTTTGCGGCTAGCGATGGCTCCTCTACAGTTACCGTAACGGACAACGGTCACGGCG